TGGTTTTGTAAGAAAGTTCAAATTCCTTTTGATGTGTATGCTTTTAGTAGTGAGTTTAGAAACAGAAATGATAGAGAATATATGGAAGATAGGTATGATAGAATGACAAAACCAAAGTTTCAACATTGTGAAAGAAAGGAGGGGTTCCTTCATGTAGATAGTGATTTTAGTTTACTTCACTTCTTTACTAGTGACTCAAATGGTAAGACTCTAGAAAAGCAGATGATTAATATCTGGAGAACTGCTCATGCATTTGGTAGAAGAGTTGCATATCAATATCCAGTTGAGTTATGTCTTTCTGGCACTCCATTAAATGAAACATTAGTTACTCTTCATCAACTTATCCCACAATTCCAAGAGAAGACTGGTGCTGAAAAAGTTCAATGTATTGTCCTTACTGATGGTGAAGGTTCTCAACTTCCTTACAATAAGATGGTTGATCGTCACTGGGAAGATGATGAGTTTTTAGGATGTGTTCCTTGTCATGGTGATCGTTCTTTCTTGAGAGATCGTAAACTTGGTAGGACTTATAAACTTAAGCATGGATATAGAGATTTTACTGATGCTCTATTAACTAACCTTAAAGATAGATTCCCAACTACTAATTTTATTGGTATTCGTGTTCTTGAGGGTCGTGATGCAAGATATTTTGTTGGACATTATCACTATAATAATGATAAGATAATGAAAGAGTGGAAGAAAAATAAAAGTTGCACTATTACCAATTCTGGTTATGATGCATACTTTGCCATCTCTTCTACTGCACTTGCTCAAGATGCTGAGTTTGATGTTGATGATGAAGCAACCAAAGCACAAATCAAAAGAGCATTTGTCAAATCCCTTAAGACTAAGAAACTTAACAAAAAAGTTCTTGGTGAATTTATTGAACTAGTCGCATGAACATTTTTGTAACTGATTGGGATCCACATTTATCAGCAAAAGTATTGCCTGACAAGCATGTGGTCAAGATGCCATTAGAGACATGTCAAATGCTCTCTATTGTCTTTTCACACTGGTACTATGACTGGGGTGATGATTTAGTTAAGAAGAAAGATGGAACACCATATTCAGTTGCAAAGGGTGCATTTAGAAATCACCCTTGCACCCAATGGGCAGCAGATAGTATATACAATACTGCATGGTTGATTCAGCATGGATGTGCTTTATCTGATGAGTATTCACATCGTTATGGTAAACTACATGGATGCCATAAAGCATTATTTGAAGCAAAGAAAACATTTCACAAATTTGCAGGAGAAGTAATTACATGTTATTGTATGGTGGAGTCCTTTACTCGTGCAATGCCAGATGAGTATAAACATGACACAAGCATTGACACTTTTACTGCTTACAAAAATTACATTAGGAGCAAACCTTGGGTTGCATCTAATTATTTACGTGACGAGTCCAGAAAACCAGATTGGATCTAAATTATGAGAGATGAATTTTTGTGGGTTGAGAAGTATCGACCTCAAAAGATTGAAGATTGTATTTTACCAGAACAGACTAAGAAAACTTTCTTAGAATTTCTAAATAAAGGTGAAGTGCCTAACCTACTTCTTGCTGGTCCAGCAGGATGTGGTAAGACTACAGTTGCTAAAGCACTTTGTAAGCAATTGGGGGTTGATGTTTATGTCATTAACGGATCGGATGAGGGGCGTTTTCTTGACACTGTTAGGAATAATGCCAAGAACTTTGCGTCTACGGTATCTCTCACGAGTGAGTCGAAGCACAAGGTTATCATCATCGATGAAGCAGACAATACCACTCCCGACGTACAACTCCTTCTCAGAGCGAGTATTGAGGAGTTCTCAGGAAACTGCAGATTCATTTTCACTTGCAACTACAAAAATAAAATCATTGAACCCCTCCATTCGAGATGTGCTGTGGTTGAGTTTGGTATTCAGGGAAAGTATAAACAAGAAATCGCAGCAGCATTCTTCGGAAGATTAGTAGATATTTTAAAGCAAGAGAAGGTTGAGGCAGATAAGAAAGTTCTAGCAGAACTCATCAACAAACACTTCCCTGATTGGAGAAGAGTTCTTAATGAGTGTCAAAGATATTCTGTGGGAGGTAAGATAGATAGTGGGATACTTGCTCACTTTAGTGACGTAAAGGTAAATGATCTTATTAAAAACCTTAAGGAAAAGAACTTTCCAGAAGTACGTAAATGGTGTGTCAATAACTTGGACAACGATCCTTCTGTTTTATTACGTCGTATTTACGATAGTCTTTACACTTCCTTGGTTCCTGCTACCATCCCTGCTGCTGTTCTCATACTTGCTAAGTATCAGTACCAAATCGCTTTTGTTGCAGACCAAGAGATAAACATGCTTGCGTGTTTAACAGAGATTATGGTAGAATGTAATTTCAAGTAATTATTATTATGATTTCCAAAGAAAAGGTGAGGAACCAAGTTAAGTCTAGATTTTATTATTTGTTCTGGGGTATTGCTACATTCTCTGTAGTAGCAGGACAATTATATGTTGGATCTGGATATAGAATGTTTGCTAGATCATTAAATAGAATATTAGATACTGTTCAATTAGAAGTAGGTCAAACTTACAACAACGAGAGATTTTACTAATGATCTTTTTATCAAAACCATCAGTTTACAATTTGCCTGGTACATGGGAGAAGCAACCTGATGCTATCATTCCACACCTAAGTCTTACTCCTGATCAAGGATTTATTTTGTTCTTTGGTTTAGTTGTTGTAGGTCTAGTTGCTTATGGACTTTATCTTACAGTAGGAGCAGGTAAGAAAGAACTAAGAGATCCTATTGACGAACATGCTAAGATGCATGAGTTGGGAATTGCCCACGGTCATGGTGGAAATAAGGAGGCATATGAGATGTCAGGAAAACTAACTAAGAACCACACTCATGATGAGTGATGAAGATCAAAGGCGTATTGATGATGACTATAATGTAGTTAATCATTATTATCGTGCTAAGATGATGCATCCCAATATTCCCTTTTACCTTCAAGATGAGATGGGTAATACTTATGAGTTTAAGTGGGAATTAATCTATCAGTATATTGATAAACTTACATAATGAAAGCCTTGAAGACTCCACTCAGATATCCTGGTGGAAAATCTAAAGCAATTAAAACATTATCACCTTGGTTCCCTAAGACCATATCGGAATATAGGGAACCTTTTATTGGTGGTGGGTCTATTGCTATTGAAATAACTAAATCTAATCCAAACATACCAGTATGGATTAATGACCTCTATGTGCCTCTTTATAATTTCTGGGTACAGTTGAGGGATAGTGGAGAAGAACTGTCTGAGAGGGTCAGAGAAGAGAAGCAGAGGACGTTGGATGAGGGTGATAAGGATAAAGTAACTGCAAGTGCTAAAGAACTATTCAATAGATACAAGGCAGAGATTGATACCTATAATGACTTTGAGAAAGCAGTAGCATTCTTTATAATGAACAAGTGTAGTTTTTCAGGATTGACTGAAAACAGCACCTTCTCACAGTCAGCATCTAATTCTAATTTCTCTCTTGTAGGTGCAGATAAACTTGCACAGTTTTCTAAGTTGATTAAAGATTGGAAGATTACTAATATAGATTATTCAGAAGTAATGAAAGAGAATGGATCAAGTGATACATTTGTATTCTTAGATCCTCCATATGATATTAAGGATTTTTTATATGGAAAGAATCGTGAGATGCATAAATCATTTGATCATGATAGATTTGCAGATGACGTTTATAATTGTGTCCACAAGTTTATGATAACTTATAATGTTAATGATAGACTGAAAGAGTTATATAAAAATTACAATCTAAAGGAGTGGAAGTTGAGGTATTCTATGGCACATCGTGGAGATAAAGGAACTGATGAGAATATTAAGACAGAACTATTGGTGACTAATTATTCTATTGTCCCACAAACTCCTTTGGAGGTAGTATGGAACTAAAAGATTGGTTGAACTCAATTAATTTCACAAAGAAGATTCCTGAAGACCCTGCTGAAATAAAGAATTACCCTCCTTATATTATCAACCGTTGTTTGTCAGGGCATCTTGATTGTGTTCTCTTTGCTAATGAGATGAATAAGTATTCATTCCTAGATAAAGACATGCAATATTCTTTTTATCTAAATACACTTAGGAAAAAGAAGAGATTTAGTCCCTGGCTCCGTAAGGAAAAAGTCACAGACCTTGAA